AGACCGAGACGTTTATAACTTGGGCTACCGAAAATCAAAAAATGTTTATGGGAGGAAATTAAAATTGTGGCATCCAAAGAATTCGAATCAAACAGGAGACCCCGTGCCGGTGACCATTGCCGGCGTAGATTATCCGTCACTTGCCCAAGCGATAAAAGCGACGGGGCTTACGATGTACGTTATCAGAAAAGCACGCAAGTCGGGGACGCTGGACAAGCTGGTCCCCGACCTGCTGAAAGCTGCGAGCAATGAAAAGCAAAGGATTAAAGACATCAAGGAAGCCCGAAAAGCATACTACGAACGCCAAGCGCAAGCTGCTATCGATAACGAAATCTCCCGACAAGAGGCGGAGCGCAGGGCGGGGCCGATCTCGCAAGAACACCACAGGCAGGCAATATTCAGCCTAACGAACGAGCTGGAGAGATACAAAGCGCAGTGCCTTGAGTACGAAATCACACTCGGAACGCTGTTGAAATTAACAAACCCAAGGGAATCATCATGAACCATATTATACGCGAGGCAATCGCAGCGGCCACCGCCGCATCACCATGTGCACCAACAAGCACACCTTTCAAAGACGACTCATTACACACACCCGCTCCAGAGTACCAAATGCAATCGTCTGTAACGACGTCAGCCTTCCAAGTACCGGAAGCACCGGTTCAGCTGAAACCGCTGGCTTCTAAAGCCGTGACACTCAAACTGAGCATAAAGTCGCTGGCGTTAAGCAAGCGGGACCGTATAGAAACAGAAGCGTACGGTGCGGGCAACGTGCACAAGTCTCTGTTCAAGTCGAAAGACAACCCAGTGCGCGTTGTAGTCGCGAAGTTTCGAGCGGTAGCAGCCCACCTCAACGACAACACCGTGCCGTGGGACAAGGGCGAGCGCATGGCCAACATCATGCACTATCGCGACCTGATGGCTGAGCTACGCGTACTAATTGCCGACGCCAACAGCTATAGGGATCACTTAGCCGATAATCTTGACCCCGTCTTGGACGCTGAAGTCGACAGGCTGCGGGCTTTAGCCATCGAAGCCAACAAGCCCCACATAGCCGACAGCACAATGCTCCCTACGGCTAGCGACATCCGAGCGATGGGTGTCAACCTAGAAATGTCACCGATACCGCACCCGTCCACACTGGACGATCCCCGACTGGGTTCGACCGACGAAGAAATCAAAGCGTTTACCGATAGGCTGGACGCTAAGGCCACCGAGGGGGGCAAACATTGCGTCAACGAAATGATCTCCGCGATGGAGCAGTCATCCACCACGTTGTCTGTACCTGTATCAGAGGTAACTAAATTTTACCCAAGCGTCATTAGTAACCTTGCGGACGTGGCCGAGCGTATGGACCGCGCCAACATCAGCGACGACACGGCAATCAAGCAAAACATCGACGCGCTGGCCGCTCTGGCCAGTAATTACAACGACGATGTGCGCGTGCTTAAGCACAGCCAAGGTGCCCGCGACCGAGCCAAATCCGACATCGACGCCCTTATGGGCCAAATGCAAGGATTAGTTTAGTGGATGTCGCCACGCTGAAAGCCAGCAACAACCGGCAGCGTACCGAGGTCGCTATTCTCAAAAGCACGAACGACAAACTGCGTAACGAAGTTGTCCGTCTGACACAGGCGTTAGACGCAGTAGTTCACGAGAAACGAGTACTAGCAAACGACCTAAAGTGGATGCGGGGAGAGCACTAGGAACGGAAGCGGGAACTAAAAATTGGTTCCCGACTAACCCAAGTTAGTCAACCAAAACTGGAGGGATTACAATGTACAGCAACTGTCAGCCAACTGATCCGTTGGCCGCGCACGACATGGCCGCTATTTACGACAAAGAAGGTATGAGCAAGTCACTGCTGTACCTCGACGCGCCATTCTTTGGGATGGCCGTAGCTAAACGGCCTATCATCTACACTGAGGACGTACTCACGGCGTCTATGGCGGCTACGGGGCAGATGTACATGAACCCCGTGTTCGTCGGCCCGCTTACAGTAGGTCAGTACATTTTGTTGCTTGCACATGAGGGTCTGCACTATATGCTCTGCCATTCATTTCGCCGGGGTGACCGCGACGCTCGGGCTTGGAACATAGCCTGTGATAAGGTTATCAACGACACGCTAATCCACGATGGGATTGGCGAATGGATTCCCGGTGGCGTTACTCTCGACGGCGCGCGAAACTTCTCCGCCGAAGAATTGTACGACGAGAACGACATTGGTGATGACGGCCCCGGCGGTATAGGTAGCTATGACATAGGTGACCCCGTTGACGACGCTGGCAAGCCACTCGACGCAGCACAGGTCAGCGAGATCGAGGTTCAGATTAAGATAGAAGCAGTTCAAGCCGCTAAGGCGGCTAAGGCGCGAGGTAAACTGCCTGCATCGATGGAGCGGGCGGTAGATAAGCTTGTCAACGTTAAGACCCCGTGGAACGACATCCTCGACCGTTGGTTTTCCGGTAAGATACGCGACGGGAAATCTTGGAAGACCCCCAACAGAAAGTTCATAAGCAAAAAAATATACCTCAAAGGTAAATCTACTGTTCCCCGCTTGGGCGTTGTCGTTATAGGCTACGACACGTCTATCTCAATGGGTCAGCAAGAACTTGATGACGCAGCGGGGAACATCAGTAAAATACTAGAGACTTGCAACCCTGAACGCGTTCACGTGGTCTACTGCGACGCGCAGGTTAACAGCGTACAAGTCTTCGAACCTGAAGACTACCCTGTTACGCTAAAACTGCAAGGCGGTGGCGGTACTAGCTTTAAGCCAGTGTTTGACTGGGTTGACGACAACAACATCGACCCCGCGGTAGTCATCTATATAACCGACGGGTACGGAGACCAGAATGATTTCACCTCAAAGCATGAGACCGTCTGGTTGACGACTCATAGCGAAGACTTTGCATGGGGAACTGTCATCAAGTTTGACAGCCAAGAAACATGATGGAGGACAACATCCCGTGCCCCGAATGCAGCTGGACAGATTACCACGGCAAGATCGAAAAGGAGGTGTTCATGCGTTACGGCGGCACGTTTGAGCCGATGGCCGCTTGGGTAAATTGCGACCACTGTAACGGCACAGGAGAAGTAGAACGCGAAGATACATAAACCCCTAACTCCAAGGAATTAAGCATGAGACGATTTTCATTTAACCACGACATTAAAAAGTGGGACACCCACCAGTGTTTCCACGCTAGCCGCGATGGCTTCACCGAGTACGAGACAGGAGAATTAATTATAGACAACCCAACACCCGCCAATCGAACGGGCTCTGTTAGTAGCAACAACAAGTACGGCATTGGTATTACAACTACGAGAAGTACCTTTACCCCTTTGTATCTTGACCACGACTGTACGCAACCAATTAAGCCAGCGTGGCTTTTGCAGGGCGGACAGCAGGACATGGCCCTAGACTTTGAGCAGCTAGTAGCAGTGCGGTTGCGTGGAAGCAGCTCGGGGTTCGGCCACAGCTACTGCGCCCCGTCTACAAAAGCAAAACACCTACCGAAACAATTCTATAAAGCGCAAGCGTTCTGGCCACGGGCGGGCGAATTACCTATACCGCTATCCCAGTTTACCGTGAGCAAACCGGATCGTACACTTAAGAAACGGTTGGTCGACAAACTGGACATTGTACGTACTACCGTTTCAGCTGCGGTCCGAATGAACCCCCCAGCAGTGAAGTTGACGCCTACACAACAGTACAAATATAACGTCAAGCCAAGTTGGACCGAAATGTCGGTTTCGTATATTGTGGGTTACTTGATGGACGGCACGGCGTACGGCAACCACATGGACCGCTACTCGATTATACATAACGGCTGGGATTACCCGCGTAATGAGACTCAGCACGACTTTCTGTACTTTAAGAAGCAAACCCGGGAGCAATTGTACAATGCCTAAACACACAATCAAAATAGGATTTGTAAGATACGTTCGATCGCGCTGGCAGTTTTCCATCCGACAAGAAGGAACATGGCCGGTACCAATTAAAGCCGCTAGGGGAAAAGCAGAGATACTAAAAATAGCGCAAGACGCCTTATTGCAGGGGCGTATCCAAACCCTGCACGACTACGACAAAGACGGAAACTATGTAGACTGTACTGCTTTCCAGAAACGCAACTGGGCACCTAACCCAGACGTAACCCCTATAGCGGAAACACAGCTTAACGAGGAGCTACGACATGACACGAAGATATAAAAAACGAGCGCCGTTGAAAGCGCAGGCGGTATTCGACTACCGTGAACTACATAAGCTAGACACTATTGCGTCGGTGGCGAGGGCAACAGGCGTCTCGTACAGCTACGCACACAAGTTACTACGCCCAACGGTCTCACCCAGTACGTGGGGCGAGGAGACTAACGACGCGGAAACCGCGCGCATTATGGAGGAACAAGCCTCGGAAAGTGCGCATACGCTTTCGTTGACGCCCCCACTAAAGGTATCTACCTACCTAGGGGAGCGACGTAGTTTTATTCCGCCCGAGGATGAGAAGTTCTCTAGGCACTTGGTCCCGGTGCTTATACTAATTGTAGGCGCTATCGGAGCGCTCGCCGTGTGGTACTCGTAATGGTTGATAAACCTCCATTGACGGGGCTAGACAAAGTGAAAGCTGTGGCGAAAGTTGAGAACCGCAGAATGTTAGAAGCCTTTGGTGGTACTTCCCCCAATTTCGGAAGATACACGCATAAACGTAAAGGCGGGCGTCCTAGCCATAAGCGCCGACAACCGTCTACTCTAGCGGACGTGCGGTTTGTAAAGGAATAAGTAGGCAGCCCCAGTCGGCGGTGGGCGGCATGCGCAGGTGGATTCGTTAGTTGATCCATCCTGTGGAAAACACCGACAGTGCGGCAACGGCGTTCAATTCCCGACCGGAGGCCGCACACACCAGCAAAAGGAGAGAGACATGAGCGACGTCAGCCAGAATAAGACACAGCTAAAGATTGATAAGGACGTACCGTTACCGAACTCAGGAACTGCGGGTTACCTAGCGCGGCGGTTAGAGATCGGCGACAGCATTTTAATCGAAGACGAAATTCGCGCCACGGCAAATAACCGTGCAAACTACCTGATTGAGCGCGCGAAAGATCACGGTTTTAGAACCCTCAAAAAAGAACTCGGACCAAAATCGTTCCGGGTGTGGAGAATTGGCTGATGAAAGTAGCAACCGTTGACCTAGAAACATACTGGGCTGTTGGCCACAGCCTCACAAAAATGTCTCCTATTAAGTACTGTATGCACCCCGAGACTGAGATCATTAGCTGCGCGTTCAAGTTTGGCAACGATCCGACAGTGGTTATATTCGGTGAGCAGAACGTTAAGGACTACTGCGCCAGTGTTGACTGGTCACAGTATATGGTGATCGGACACAACCTGTCAGGCTTTGACAGTATGATCCTAGCTTGGCGTCTTGGCGTAGAGCCTAAGTTGTGGGGCTGCACTCTAGCTATGGCGAGGCCCATTCATGCTAAAGACGTGGGCCTGTCGTTGGCCAAGCTAGTTGCGCACTACGGCCTTGGTGCAAAGAACCAAACTGTACTACATAACACAAAGGGCAGACATCTGTGTGATTTTACTGCCGAAGAGATTGACGACATGCGTACCTACAACGCCATGGACGTCGACCAGTGCTACGGTTTATTCCAGATACTTCACACCAAGTTCAGAGACATTCTAGGTCACCGTGGGTGCGTTGACGAACTCAGGCTGATCGACATGACCATCCGTATGCTTATAGAGCCTGTCTTTGATGTCGACGCAGACTTGCTCACCACCACGTTAGCAGACGAGGACGAACGTAAGCAGGCCATGCTAGTTCATACCGCAACGGTTATGGGCGTACGAGAAGATGGTGTTACCGACGAAGTAGCCGCCACCGCGGCTTTGACTTTACTGGCCTCAGCTGCTAAGTTTGCCGAGTTCCTGCGGACCTTAGGAGTGGACGTCCCTACAAAGGTTTCGCCCAGCGATCCCGAAAAACAAATACCCGCCTTAGCTAAAACTGATGAAGCCTTCTTAGCTTTGCAGGAACACGATGACCCTTTAGTTGCTACCGCTGCATCAGCTAGGTTAGACGCTAAGTCCACTATCTTACAGACGCGGATACAAGCCTTCTTGGCCGCCTCTGTTGCGCATCCAAGTCACAAGATGCCAATGCCCCTCAAATACTACGGTGCCGACACTACGGGCCGATGGTCGGGTTGGGGTTACAACCCCCAGAACTTACCTCGTGTTAAGGGCGCACCATCGGACGCTTTGCGAAACTCGCTGTTAGCCCCATCAGGACACAAAGTCGTCGTCGCTGATCTTTCAGGTATTGAACTGCGCGTGAATCATTTTCTCTGGCAAGTACCGTCCAGTATGGAGAGGTACAAAGCTGACCCCGAGAAGGCTGACCTATACAAAGATTTTGCCAGTGCGCTCTACAGTGTGCCATACGACAGCGTTACTAAAGAACAGCGGCAGGTTGGTAAGGTCGCGCACCTAGGACTTGGATTTGGTGCAGGGCACATCGCTTTCCAAAAGGTCGCTAAGCTTATGGGCGGTGTAACTCTCACCGAGAAAGAAAGCCGCAACATCGTGGACCAGTGGCGGGACATGTACAGCGAGATCAAAAAAGGTTGGCGCAAATGCCACGCTGCACTACCCACCATAATGAACGGTAACACCCGTGCTGGGCTGGACCCGTGGGGATTGGTGTTCCCCGTTCCTGAAGGACTACAAACCCCCAAAGGGTTGATACGTTACCCTGACTTGCGTGAGGAAGACAGCGAAGACCCTGAAGACGACCACACAGAGTTCGTTTACGGGCATGGGCGTAACAAGGCACGCATATACGCCGGGAAGATTGACGAGAACATAGTGCAGCATCTCGCTCGCTGCGTGATCGCCGACAACGCGCTGTCTGTAAAGAAGCTTATTAATCTCAACCCCGCGCTAATGGTTCACGACGAGCTGGTTTATGTCGTACCTGAAGACGAATCCCAGATCGTTCTTGACACTGTACAGTCGGTCATGCGAACACCCCCCGCTTGGTGGCCTGAACTCATAACTTGGAGCGAAGGTGACATATCCGACAGCTACGGCGGGGCGAAAAAGTAGGTTTCTCAAGCGACTTCAAACGAAGTAGTAGTTTTACGGGGTTGCACCGCGGCGCGTCTTGTGTCACACATAGTAAACAAATACTCGACTCATCAACCAACAATACCCAAATCAGTACAGGGAACCATCATAGTGGAACTGACTAAACCGTGGAGTTACTCAGCGTTGACCGCGTTTGAGACCTGCCCCAAGCGTTACCAGTTGACGCGGGTAACCAAGGAGGTCGTCGAAAGACCTAGCGAAGCCATGCGATGGGGTAACAAAGTTCACAAAGCACTGGAGATGTTCGCCAAGACCGAGCAACCTCTACCACCCGAAATGAAAGAGTACGGACGGTACGTTACGAAGATACTGTCGTACGAAGGTAAGCGCGTAATAGAAGAACGTGTTGCGCTTACTAAATCCTTTCTGCCTACTACTTGGATGGCCAAAAACGTTTGGGTGCGAGGGATCATCGACATAGGTGTAGTTGGCTCTGACACGGCATATTTACTAGACTGGAAAACAGGCAAGCACCGACCCGACAACGATCAACTAAAGCTCTTTGCTGCGTTGGCATTTGCTAAGTACCCGTGGGTTAATAAAGTAGTAACCGGATTTATATTTCTTAAAGCTGAGAAGTTCGAGAAAGAAAAGTTTACTCGCAGCCAACTCCCCGAAATATGGAGCGAGTTTATGCCACGGCTATCGCGCTTAGCTACCGCTACTGCCGACGACAAGTGGTTACCCAAGCCATCGGGGCTTTGCAAAAATTGGTGCCCTGTTGGTAGCTCCCTATGCGAACACTGCGGGGTATAAATAGATGGCGATGACACCCGAGGGCAAAGTTAAAAAGCAGGTCAAAGAATACCTCAAGGGGATCGGGGCGTGGTACTACATGCCTGTGTCCAATGGTATGGGCCGCGTTGGCTGCCCAGACATACTGGTCTGCTACAACGGTTTATTCATGGCGTTCGAGACCAAGGCCCCCGGTAAAATCAAGAACGTCACCGCCAACCAAGAACGTGAAATTAACGACATAAGAAGTGCTTATGGGTTAGCACTTGTTGTCGACGACGTTGAGCAAGTGAAGGAGGCTATCGAAAATGTATGACCAACGCACCGTAGGCTTAACAATGGCGAAGGAGCACTTACAGATGCGCCAAATGATCGAGAGCCTGCTCTTCGGTGGAATAACCCCCGCCGCGTTCGCAAAGAAGTACAAAGATTTCAAATGTGACCCGTCAGTCGAAGTTTACGTTGGCGATATTATCGAAAACGAAGGTTTTAGGCGGCATAGCGAGAAGGAGGCTATACATGGTAAAGTCAACTAAGCAGGAATTAGCGACTAAGGCTGCGTACAACAAGAAGCCTAGTGTTCAAAAGAAACGCGTGGCGAACAACAAAGCACGCCGCGAAGGCATTAAATCAGGCCGCGTCAAGAAGGGTGACGGTAAGCACATCGACCACACGGTGCCACTCGACGCTGGCGGTAGCACTGCCAAGTCAAACACTCGTGTAGTGAGCGCCGCAGCTAACCAAGGCTGGCGTGGTAAGAACCCCGGCATGTACACAAAGGGTAGCAAATGAACAGTAAAAAACAAACACTGCTCGACGGCACTAGGCTATACAGTGTTGTAGACTTAACCGAAGGGAGAGAAAGCGTGTTACCTATTAGCAGAGCAACCCTTTTTCGGATGGTGCAGCGCGGCGACTTCCCCCCCGGGATACGGCTGGGAAGTTTTAGGTATTGGACAGAACCCGTCGTTAAAGATTGGGTCGCCCAGTTTTGCGGCTATACCGATAAAAGTTCGGCGCGTACTACCAATAGGACTTTGTGGCTTGAAGCTTTTGAAGCCCGGGTTAACGAGGTGGCTGAAGCAAAAGCTAGTGGATGAGTAATTACCTGTACACAGCCCTCGGGTTAATAGTATTTTATGTTGGGCTAAAAATGTTTAGCGGCGGCATGAAAGCGATGGGCAATATTGACCACCTGTCATGGTTTTTGAGCAACCCGTATTACATGTTCTTTGGGTCAATCGTTATGACGCTAGCGTGGCAGTCAAGCAGTTTGAGTACGACCGCGATTATTGCGTTGGTTGCATCCGGTGTGCTACCTTTACCCGCTGCCGTCGCAGCCGTCCTTGGAGCAAATATTGGGACAACAGGTACGATTTGGCTAGCCGGTTTTCTTGTCAGCGATGGTATGCCTAAGGGAGACACGCTGCGCATCGCAGTCATTCACACGGGCGCAAACTTGTTGATGGCAGCAGGACTACTGCCGTTTGTACACCATATTGCAAAGGCTATTGGGAGGATATGATGAGTAATTACAGCTATGCTGACGGCGAAAACATTCGCGGGCTAAAAGGGCCAGACGGAATTCTTCGAAAGGAAGTTTTAGGTTCAGACGGTCGGTTTCACCTAAAAGCACAAGGCAGAGACGGTATATGGCGAGAAGTGGGGCGGGAGCCAAGGGACCGGGAGCCAAGGGACTACAACATTGGGCACGCTGATTACTCCAAGCGGCGCATTCAGCCGTGGGATATATGGCTGGAGTATCAGTTAAACCCTTGGGACGCTGACATCATTAAGCGCGTCCTTAGAGATAAAGGTGAGCGTGTTCTGGACTACGAGAAGATAAAACATGTATGCGACGAACGCATAAGACAATTAGTCGAGGAGGCAATGAATGATAGTTCACTCGGGGAAGAAAGCGCTAATAATCCGGACAAGAAACCCTGATCAGCTGTTGAACGCAATGCCTAGTGCCAAACCTCTGACGGTAAAAGGCGTTCCTTTTGTAGCAGTCCCTCACCGAACAGCTGAAACAATTTTACTTCGTAGCCTAGGCTTCGATGCTCCAGCGCCAATCCGCACGTACTACGACTGGCCGGGGCGGTTTAAACCTTTCCACGCGCAGAAAGAAGCCGCCGCGTTTCTGTCTATGCACAAGCGGGCGTTTAACCTTAGCGAACTCGGCACCGGTAAGTCACTGGCGTCGCTGTGGGCGTACGACTATCTGCGCAGCGTTGGACAACTGAATAAGGTTCTGGTCATTTCGCCGTTGTCTACGTTGGAGCGGACGTGGGCCGACGAGATATTTAATCACTTCCCGCACCTTACGTTTGGCGTGCTGCACGGCACAAAGAAGCGACGTCTAGCCCTGTTGAACGAAGACTTCGACGTCTACATAATTAACCACGACGGCGTCGGTATCATAGAGCCCCATATAAAGACGCGCACTGACATTGATTTGGTGATCGTAGACGAGATAGCACAATGCGCACGTAATGCAGGAACCACTAAGTGGAAAGTTATTAACACCGTAGTCAACCGCCACAAAGTCCCACGCTCATGCTGGGGTATGTCGGGCACTCCAACACCTAATGCACCGACCGACGCATGGGCTCAGTGTCGATTGCTCGTTCCCGGCTCCGTCCCCCCGTACTTTAACAGATTCAAGAGCGAAGTAATGCGGCAGGTTAACCAGTTTAGTTGGCTACCTAAGGCCAACGCAACCGAAGTTGTTCGTAAGATCATGCAGCCTGCTGTCAGGTTTACACGAGACGAGTGTCTAGACCTACCGCCGATCCTGTTCGAGACACGGGCAGTGCCGCTAACCAAAGAGCAAAGCAAAGCTTACAAAGAGATGCTGACAAAGCTGCGTACCCAAGCAGACAATGGGGAGATCACCGCAGTCAACGAAGCGGTCAAGATGGGTAAGCTAGTGCAGATAGCCTGCGGTGTGGTGTACGCCGACGACCGTAGCGAAGTAACCATCCCGTCTACGCCACGCGTGGACGAAACCAAAGCGATAGTACAAGCCGCTGAAGGCAAGGTCATTGTGTTCGTGCCCTACGTATCCAGTGTTAAGATGCTGGCCGCTGAGCTCAGCAAAGACTTTGCCGTAGAAATAATCCACGGGGGAGTGAGTAAGTCTGAGCGCGACAGAATATTCTCAGCGTTTCAAAAAACAAAAGACCCCAAGGTTTTAGTGGCACAACCCGCTGCTATGTCCCACGGCCTAACCTTAACCGCGGCCAGTACCATTGTGTGGTACAGCTGCATTACGTCCAACGAAACATTTGAACAAGCCAACGGTCGTATAAACCGCCCCGGCCAAAAGATGAACAACTTTATAATACTACTAGAAGGCACACCTGTAGAAGCGCGTATATATAAACGGCTGCGTAAAAAGCAGAAGATGCAGGGTGCCTTGTTAGACGAAGTAAAAGCGCATAGAGCGCCGCTACTCGCTTAACCCCGACAACATACTAACCACCTAAAAGGAGAGCGACGATGGCTAAAGTAGCAGAACTGGACGACGTGTCTTTACTGAAAATATTTATAGGGTTGCGGGACAAACGGTCTAGGCGCAAAGCTGCGTACGACGCTGACGATGTCGGCGATAAGCACAAGCAGAATAAGATAGAGACTGAGTTCTTACGACGGTTTAACGAGCGCGGCATAGACAACGTATCATCCCGCGAATTTGGTACTGCTTACAGGGCAACACGTTCATCAGCCACAGTAGCAGATTGGGAGGCCGTGCTTAACCACGTTAAAGAACACGATGCGTGGGAACTGTTAGAGCGCCGCGTAAGCAAAGGTGCTATTCAGCAGTACCGTGACGTTCACGACGACTTACCCCCCGGCGTCAGCTGGAGCGAAGCCCAAGTTATAAACTTTAGGCGTAAATAATGTTTCCCGTAGAAAACTTGCCCGTGGAGGCAGTTATAGTGTCTGCCCGGTGCAGCATACGCACATACTACAACAACGACACGCGGGTATGCCACTCTTACGATGGCGTAGCTCCCGCTTCTACAAGTATCACGCCCCAAGCTAAGAAATGTGCTGTTTGTTTTAACAACCAGTGGGGCTCAAGAATTACACCCAACGGCAAACGTGGAAAAAGCTGTTCAGAGCACACCGATTTAACTCTGCGGCAGCTAGACGACCCTGACAACGCCATGTCGTTGCGTGTACCATCTGCGTCTCTTAAAGCGTTCCGCGTATTTAAGGAGCAGATTACTAGCAGAGGTGAACAGCTAAATCGTGTGGTCACAAAGATCGACACCACACAAGACCAGCGAAGCACCCTGTTGTTTAGGATCATCCGTTTTTTGGATGATGACGACCTAGACATACTGAGCCAACCGCCCAAGCAAGAAGTATCAATGTTTGCTATAACGGACGGTTACACACAATAAAAAATATGGAGGCCAACATGGCTGGAGAGAACTCACCTAGCGACAACCGATATTACATCAAAGGCGTCGAAGCGTTATACCCTAGAATTAATCAACCGTACCGGTTTGATAGAGAGAAGGGCAAAAAGGGGCTGACCGTCCCGTGCAACGCATCGGACGACCAAGCCGCATACGAAATGTCTGTTCGTATGTCGAAAGAAAAAGCAGTGCCTTTGTACAAGGCTATGAAAGAAGAGTACGCACGACGCGGGATGGCTGGCTGGCCTGCTATGCCTAAGTACAGCGAGGTCTTTGAAATTGACAGCGACGGCATGTTCATCGCCAAGACAAAACTGAAAGCCATGTACGACAACAAGGCAGTTAATCCCCCAATTCAGTTTGACTCCATGAATGTGACTTTCCCAGACGACTTTATGCTCACTAGCGGCTCTATAGTGACCGTCATGGTCCAATTGGTTCCCTACTCAATGGCGACTAGTGGGGTCTCTCTGCGTCTTCGTCAAGTACAGGTAAATAAGCTAGAAGCGATGAAAGATCGTTCAGCATTTGATGTGTTCGAGGGCGGCTACACCCAGTCCGAAGGGTTCGGCTTCGCGTCGGCGGATGAGGAAGACGCCGGTGCGGCACCAGCGGTTGCGGTAGAGTTTGAC